TAGTTTGCTAAAGGTTGCCCTAATTGTGGAGCTTGTGCCAATCCACTAACAGAACCAGTTTGAATTATAGTTGCTGTTACATTATTGAATATTGGTTTTACTATTTCATCAATACTAACAATAGGTCTTTTATAAAATCTTACCTTATCTTCATTTGGTAATAATTTATTTACCTTTATTTCCTTTTCCCACTTTACATTATAAACACTTTGCCATTCGGTTGGAACATTTTGAACAAAGCCATCATCATCAATATATGTTTTTAATTCCCCTAATATTGTAATTTTAGAAATACCAATAGGTGTATCTTCATATACATAAACCGATACAACCTTTGATGTACCTTCGTAATATTCAGGAACACCATCACCTGGTTCAAAATAAATAGGATTGCCATTTACATCTAAAATTTGCAATCTAATTTCAGTAGATTCTTTGAGATGTTCACTACCTTCAATTAAAAATCCGTTTTTACCACCAGTAAAAGTATCGTTTAATTCAGTTATTCTGAAATAGGTTGAGTTTGGATTAGTATCAACCACAAACGTTTGATATGTAGATAGTGGTTGTGTTAATACTTCTGCGAATTTTTTAATTATTGCCATAGTGTGCTTATATTATTCTATGATAAATATTTACTTAAATTTTTTATGTTTATAATTATATTAGAATTCTAAAGAAAACTAAAGAATGTTATGAAAAAATACGCAATGATACAAATTGATGCCGATGTACATCAATTATTAAAGGAGTTTTGTAAAGAGAAAGGATATAAAATAAGCGGATTGATTGAAACGCTTATAAAAGAAAAAGTGGAGTCTTCAAAGAAAACTCCACCTAAAAATGTATTACCGGTTACTAAAAATTAATCTTAGAGAACCCATCTACTTTTTTAATTTCGATAAGTCCATCTACAATATCTCTCATTTGTTCTAAGTGAGAAATTACCCAAATAAAATCAAATTGAGTTTTAAGATATTGCATCATCATAAATAAGGATGATAGGTTATCCGCATCCAATGTACCAAACCCTTCATCAATAACTAAGAAGTTTGGTCTTGGTAGGTTGCAAATGTTAATTAGAGCCACTCTAATCGCTAGACCTGATATAAACTTCTCCATACCACTACACATCTCTAAAGCCCACTCCTGGTCTTCGTAAACGATTCTAGCGTTAATGTTCTTTCCATCGGTATCCATTGATATTGAGAAGTCCACCACTTGTCCTAATATATTGTTCACTTCATTCTCAATTGCTGGAAGTGCTTTCGATATTAGTTCGTAAGGTACACCATCTTTCTTAACTGCATCTAAGTAAAATGTATATAATTGGTTTTTAGTTTCCAATTCTTTTACTTCCTCCATTTTATCTTTCATATTATCTATAAAAGTTTTTGTTGCACCTACCTCTGACATCAATCGTAACATCAATTTGTTCACATCGGATATTTGTGTTTCTACACCTTGCTTCAGTCTACGAACATTTTGGATTTGAACATCCAACGCCTGATTGTTTGTGATTGTTTCCTCATTATCATTATAACGTTGAATGTCTGCTTTTACACTTTCTAATTGAAGTTGTAATAATTCAATCTTACTATCAGATGTCTTAACCTCACCTTCTAATCTTTCTCTTACTGAAATCAATCTTTTGTGTTCATCAGTCCATTCTTTCCATTGGCGGAATTGGTCTTCTACACCAGCCAAATCATCTAATTGAGTTATTAACGCTTGATGCAGGATGTTTAAGGTTTCTAATTGATTACCTTGCTGTTCTAATTTCTTTTCGGTTTCCTTTGCATCCTTTACGAATACATTGTTCATACAAAAGTTACAATTAGGGTCATATTCATGCTCTGCTAAATGTGATAACTTCTCTTTGTTACTTTCAATTGATTGTTCTAATAATTGCTTTTGATGTAAGGTATCCCTAATCTGTCCCTTAACTAAATTCAATTGAATTTGTGCTTCTCCAATATCCGTTCCATTTATAGTAAGTTTAGAATCAACAATTTCTTTGGCTTCTCTAACTAATTCTTTGGTTTCGGTGTGCTTTTGTATCTTATCAAATTTAGCATCTCCCCAAGTTGTTAATTCACTTTCAATCTTTTTAACCTTACGATTTAATTCATCTATATCTAAATTACCTTGTATTGGAATGATTTGTTGTGATAATCCTACAATTTGTTCATCCAACTCACCCTTTCGGATTTCTAATTGAGATTTTTCTTTATCTAAATTACCATACTCAATTTTTTTCTCACTCAAGTCGGTTTCTTTTTGAGCTAGTTCCGAAGTGAAGTCGGTCTTTCTGAAATTTCTGATAAGTGCGTTTACATCCTTAATATCATTGGTAGCAGTTTCATACAGCTTATCAAACATATCCAATCCCATAAATTGAGCAAGAAGGTCTTTTCTTTCGGATTGTGATTTATCAATGAATAGTGCATTGTTTCCTTGCAAACTCAATGCTGTCATAACAAAATCCTCATATCTCCCCACATATCCTTCAATGACTTGATTAGTATCTCTACGTTCCGTTCCATTTAGGGATTCCTTACCACTATCACCATCTTTCCAAAAGTCCACATCCACTTTTACGTTTTTTCCCTTATTAATAGTTCTGCCTTCTCTACGGATATGGTACATTACACCATCAATAGTAAAATCTAATTGGCAATGGAAATCTTGCTTCCTATTGTTCATAATTGCCGCTGCCTTATAAGCTCTACTACATTTGTCAAACAAGCAAAATGAAATTGCATCGAATAGAGATGATTTACCTTGGGCGTTTGGTGCAAATAAACCCATTAGTCCGTTTACTTTGTCAAACTTAATAATATTGTTCTCCCCATAACTGAACATATTAGAGAAATCAAATCTTACCGGCTTCCAGCTAATATTTCTTTGCAATTCCGATGGTTGAATTCTACTATTAATGTCACGATTGATTTTCTCAATACCTAATAGGTCTTCTTTCGTTACGAATGGCATCATACGTTCGATATACTCCCCTATTAAAGAATTTTGATGGTTTATATCAGCTACGTTATCAACATCCACCCTTGCTTCTCTATCACCGGTCTTTTTAGCTTGGAATGAATCAGTACGAATGATTGTAAAATCCTCAACACCATACTTTGCCGTAATATCTGCCATCATTCTTTTTGTATCGGCAGTATCAGTATTAGTTATCCTCACTCTTAAACGAGGGTGAAGTGGCATATCCGTTACATCCGGCACAATACCACCATCAACATCTAATGTATAGTATCCGTAATCGTTTTTAATATCAATTTCTTCGTAGGTCATTGTATCCAAATCCCAAGCTAAGAATCCGTGCTTATCAAGGGTTTCACCAAAGTTTTGTTGTACCAATGAACCAGCATATACAACCTTACAACCAGATGGTGAAATCATTTCTTGTCTTTTATGTATATCTCCCAATAGAGCTAAGTCATATCCATCAAATATTTCAGTTGTGAAGTGTCTACTACTAACCACATATCCCACATCGGTTGTAGAGTTATCAACAGGTCCGTGAAATAATGCAATCTTCTTATTACCAAACAAAGTATTTGCTTTCGGCCAATTATCTTTGTTATCGAATATACTGAATACTGCAAAATCCACACCACCAATTCCATAGACTTGAGTATCTCTTAGATAATGTAGGTTAGGTAACTTCAATGCATCTACAATTGGAGTAAGTACATCCATTCTATCCGCATTGTTCATATTACAATCGTGATTACCAGCAATTACAATAGTAGTACATAGTTTATTACATTCAGTAAACAACCAACTAATCTCACTCACCAATTCAGGACTCATTTCCAATTTAGCATGTGCAATATCTCCAGCTAAATAAATAATAGCATCATCCGTTCCCCTTTTCTTAATCTCATCAAACATAGAGTAAAATACTTCTCTAAACTCTTTGTGTCTTTTTATGTTACGGATGTGTATATCCGCAATGTGATAAATCGTTTTTAATCTATTCATATATTATTTAGTTTTGAAAGTACTAAATCATCCCATCCGGTTTCTTTAGCTCCTTTCAATAGTTCGTTTACTTTTTCAAATCCCATTTCACCGGCATCTTTATCAGTTGGTATAATATTCCTTACTCTAATCCCATTCTTTTGAAACCATTCCGTATGTTTAGTAGAATCATCAACGGCATCCGAATCTAACATAATCGTTACATCTTTAACACCCTTTTCCATAATTTTGTTTTTTAATTTGCTAAGTAAGAACTTACCTAACAATGGAATAACATTTCTCTTTACTGAAAATGAATCAAACACACCTTCTACCAAAGTAATTGGTTCGTTCCAATTGATTTGATTCTCAAATACGATTACATCTCTACTAATTGGTGGATTCTTATATTTCATTTTATCATCCTCATAAAAAGAACGTGCCACAAAGTAGTTAAGTTCACCATTATCATCATAAGATGGAATGATTACTCTACCACCATATAATCCATCTTCACAATATCCAATATTATGTTTTACAATATCTGCTCTCTTAATACCCCTCTTATTTAAATAGTGTATAGCCTGATTATAGATTGGATTAAATGAACCAGTTGGCTTGAAATATAATTGTTTGAATTCTTTTGGTAATTGTAATTTAGCTACATATTCTTCTTTCGAATCATATTCAGGTTCATCACCATATACATCCCTAACCTTATTTAGGTCTCTCACATCCACATTTAGTTTGCGGAGTAGTGAATATATGCTTCTACCCTTAGAATCACATACCCAACAATGCCATCTTTGAGTATCTAAGTTTACTTGAAGTTTCTTTTTATGGTGATTACAAAATGGACAATGGTGTGCCTGCTCATTTCCTTTCAAAGATGAGCCCACACCGAGTGTAGAATCTAATATTGTGATTATTTGTAATTTGTTTCTACCAGATAGCATAATTTGGATATTATTATCACAAATATACAAAAAATACCTGATATAACCAAATTAGTAAGATGAATTCTTTACATCGGTAAGAAAGTCTGCTAAAAATTGTAATTTATTAGCAATAGTCTCTCTTGGTTGATTTTGAAGAATCATATTTTTCAGGTCTAATAAAGATGCAGCTGCCACCCCATGTGCATCATCTTTTGAATTTAAGTAATTATCGGATATTCCGTACTTTTTACAAATTTCTTGAATGTTCATAACTTTAGTTTATTATATCCCTACGGAAGAACTTTCCCATAAGGTTTTCGTTTATTGCTTGTTCGTTGGCCAGTACATCGTAATGAAACTGCCATTTTATTTCGTAATATGATAGGGATTTCTTTGAGAAACAAAATTGAATGATTTCTCTTTCAAAGTGTTCAGCGTTTCCAGCTTTTACTTCCGATTTAATCCATTCGTTTGATGAATAGTACTTCTCCCAATCCGATGCTTTTTTTACAACTCTCTTTCTAGTCTTACCTTTAAGCGGTTTTAATCTACGAGTTTGAGTGAGTTGTTTCTTACCTATATAGAATCTACCAGTTGGGGTATGTACCATTTTATAGACAAATCCAACCGCACCTTCAGGTGTATTTTCTTCTGTAACAATATTTCCATTAAATTTCCAACTCATTGATTATTTTTTAATCGAATCAGAGTAAGCTTTACTATTTAGCTTCCCACCTCTTGCTTTGTCAAGTTTAATATCGTCTTTTGACAAATTCAATCCACCATCCGGCTCAATTGGAGTTTTATCTTTACCTTTAATATCGATTTTTCCAGTTGTAGGTGGGGTCTTTTTATAAATATCTAAAATACTTGCCATTTTGTTTTTCTTTATGTTTTACTTCTATAAATATAACGTTATGTATCGAAACGGATAATAAAGTTTAATGGATAATCAGGTAAAGATTTAATTGGTTGTGGTAATTTTGCCACAGCTATCATATCTAAATTGTCATCATATAAACCAATTGTTGTAATATATGGTGCTAAATAAGAACCAGTTGGGTCAACAGAACTACTCACAAAATAATCATCAAAACTACCTTTTTTAGTTTGGTCTATTGAAGAACTAAATGCAAATCGTGCTCCTCTAATATAATAGTTATCAATTACAGCAGAAGGATTTTGTGAAACATTAAATTCATTTTCTAATACCGATAAGAATACTTCATTTTCATATATTGTAAATGTAGACCTATAATTTAAAGAATAATTTGATAAAGTTGAACCAGAAACAATATTTCTAGTCAATACAACTAATCCTCTATCGTAAAATACATTACCATGTACGTTACTTCCACTATCTAACAAATTAGAATTACCATCGTCTGTATATATATCTCCGTTTGAATCCGTTAATACAACACTACCTACTTTTATTCCCTCACCATAATAATCTTGCGGAATTGATATTACTGCAATATCATTTTCCAAAACTCTTTCTGTTAAAGATGCATACGATTCACGTCTACCAACTTCCGTTAAAATTGATGCAGTTGCTGAGTTTCTGTAAAATTGAGATTCAATAGAAGCATATATTACCTTTTTAACATAACCGTAACTTTTATCATCAGAATCAACATCCACAAAAGACCCAGCTGGGTTCTCACCAAAAATTGGAGGAACATCATTATGGTCTAATGTCCATTCTTTATAAAGTTTTATCGGTCTAGTTACAATATCCGATTTTGGAATTTCTTTAAGCATGTATTTTTGCCTTTACAATAAATATTTGATAAATGAAAAACCCCCTTTCGGGGGTTCTTCAAATTAACTATGTGTTATTTAGAATGATAATTTTACTTTAATTAAAACTTCCTTATCAAATGATTTGACAATTGGTTGAGATGTTTTAGCTACTGCTATCATTTCATTTGCGTCATTTAAAAGACCTACAGTAGTAATGTAAGTTTGTGGGTCGGTTTCAAATGTACCTTCAGTAAAGAATCCATCCACATCAACATAAGTTGGGTTGTTAGAATAGTTAAACTCTCTATTTGTTGCTCTTACAAAGAAATGCTGTGTTGATACATTTTCAGTTCTTCTTGCTTCAAAATCACCACCCAATTTAATTGCTGATAGTAATCTATACTGATTAAATTGTTCAGATGTTTGTAAGTGTGATGGTGATACACTACCACTAATCACAACTGCTCCATCTTTTGTATATATTGTTTGATTTGGAATGTTTCCTACTAAAGAACCTACCGCAGATGCGTTAAGTACTATAATTCCTCTATCAGGATAGAATAAACCTAAACCTTCACCATTTGAACCAGTTGTTGTATTAATCGTTGCTTCATTTTGAGTTCCCAAATTAAGAGAACCAGAAACAACCTTAAATGTTCTACCACTTAATCCTAAATCATCTCCAAATTTCTTACCACTATTATCAATTAATGTTGTAACAGCGCCGCTTGAGTTAGCTAATTTTAAAGACCAGTTACCAGCATCCATTTTTTCTCTGAATCGGCTTCTAGCTATGTTAATAATATAAACTGAATTTGCGTTAGTCAAAACTCCAGATGAATTTTCGAATGAGAATTTTGTATCAGTTGGGTCTAACAACATTGCTCTATATTGAGCGTAGGTTGCTTTAGTTGCCAACAACGATGCATCATTATCAGCTAAATTCATAGAACCACTACCATCAACATGTCCATAAGCGATAGCGAATTGTACTTCAGCTGAATCAGAGTATGCTATTGGGTTGTAATCATATACATTAGCGTAATAATATCCGCTTGCTGCTGTTGTTTGGGATGATGCTGTAAAGAATTGTGCCAAAGAACCAGAATCACCAGACCATAGACCTGTTGTTACCACTTCTATTTTAGCGTTTACTTTATCGAAATCACCAAATCTTTTATAGATACCAGTGGAAATTAATCCAGAAGTTCCTATTTGTTGTCCAGCCGGTAAAACACTATTCAAAATAGATACAATTTGATTTGAATCAATCGTACCACTATTTGCTAGTGCTGATATTTGGGCTGTTACATTAGGGTCATTTATTAGTGCCATTTTTTATATCTTTTTATGCTTTATAAGTTACGGTTACAGGTATAGTTTGAGAACCACCGGTTTCATTACCATACACAGTAAGAGTTGTTGCAATATCAATTGTTAAGCTTGGATTTGGTGTGAATCTAAATTCCAAACCACTAACTACTTGCGCAGTTGTTGTAATTTCTTCACCTAAGAATACAGGTACTGTACCTGTTCCACTTGCTCCTCTTGATACAGTCAATGTACCTGCTCTTTGGTCTGCTAATACAACAGTGTAACCTGCGTTTGTATTTCCAGATGGAGATGTTGTTGGAGTTAATCCCACACCACCTTCGGTTTGATTTACAGCGATTGAAGGTACACCCAATCTTACAGTTGGAATTTGTGTAGTTCCTTTCGGAAGAGTCACTAATTTATATCTCAATACTTGAGTTTCATCAGGTGATGCTTCTGTGATAGGAATTGCTCTAATTGCTGAATCGTAATAAGCCGAACCCTTTGGGTGTGCGGGCTCATATAATGTATAATCAATCTCATCATCTCCCAAAGCGAACTTTGTGATATTCAAAGACTGACCCGATGCTAATTTTTGTCTTCCTTTTTTAGTAAGAATTGCATCTACGGTAATTTCGGTATTATCTAAATATGCCATTTGATATTGTTTTTTAATGCTTTATTTCTAAAATAAATATAACCAATTATTATTTTCAATCTTAATCTACTTCAAGTATTGGTTCACCACTACCTCTACCAGTTTTAGCCACTCTAAGTATGTTAGGATTAGTTGTAAATGTTTCAACAGGACTTAATCCATCTGGTGTAGTTGCGGCTGTTTGCTGTGAACCTTTCCAGAATGAACGTTGCATTCCCTCTCCCAATCCATTTACAAATTTGTAGTGAGTTGGAAGGTATCCGTTAATAGCTGTCACTTCAGTCACACCACCACCAACATTTACACTACCACTAAAAGGAAGAATAGATACATTATATTTTTCATAAGAAGTTACAATATTATCATAAACAATTGGACCGGATGTTGTTGCAGGATAACCACTTATTTGTGTTCTTTGTTTTATAAATTTAGTTTCTTTTACTAAAAATGCACTAACCCTACTACCTGTTGTTTCTAAGTTTCCAAACAAATCATCCCATTGTCTATATACAGAATTCCCATGCTTAGCATATAATCCAAATCCTATATTAGCCAATGAATTTTTATCCATTCCAATTGCCGTAATTGAATTACCCTCAACTTCACCTATTAAACTTGCACCAGTTGGACATTCAATGTGAACTGAGCCAACATTTGGATATGTGGGAAATTCTGTTTCTAAAATATTAACCGAATCATATTGTACCAAACCTTCGTAGTTTGGATTAGTTGATTCTAATATAATTGAATCCGATTCATCAATTAAACTTTCATAACTATTCAAATCAGAAATTAAATTAGCAATATCAGATGTATTTAAAACACCCTCTGTATTTTGCAACTCTAACTCAATTTTATTGTTATCTGATGTTGTTATTGTTGAATCATAATCATTTTTTAAAGATTCTGGTTTATCCCATCTTACTTTACTTCTTTCTAAAAAGTGAGGTTCTATTAATAATCCTTTTGATACAATTGCTCTAGCAGGAGCTAAATCCGTCAATACATCAAATAAAGATTTATCAATATATCTTACAAGTCTAATATATTCATAGATATTTCTATTTTGTAATCTTTGGAAATAGTATTCTCTTAATTTTTCAAGCTCACCATATGAATCTTTATATTCATCTCTTGGGTCACCAATATAGTTATCAATACTAAAATCCCCAAACGATTTTAAAATATCCATATTCAATTCCTTAATTGGTGAAAAGAATAATCCCAATCTATTTGAATCTATCGGAGCTCTATCAAATGCTTTTTTAGTTGCCCTAACTTTGTGTGAAAGATTACCAACCAATTCTTGCGATTCAAATCTAATTTTGTTTCCATAAGTTAATCCCAATGATGGTACATTCGCCGTTACAGTTCTATCGTATGGTGTGTACTGATATGGATATGTTGATGCTGAATAGAAGTTTTGAGCGTAAGCAAAATTTTCATT